CTACTGGTAATTGGGTTGTGTTTGATACATCGCGTGATCCATATAATGCAAGTGGTCAAGTTTTGTACCCGAACTTAACAAGTGTTGAACAAACATTTAGCCCGTTTGGGGATATTCTCTCTAATGGATTCAAAATACGAAACTCTGCGGCAACCGATTTTAACGCTAGCAATAACACTTACATTTATGCCGCCTTTGCTGAATCACCCTTTAAGTATTCTCTTGCGAGGTAATTATGTTTCAACTAAACGGTAACCCAATCTCAATCGACTCTGAACAAGTCATCGGTGGCATACGCTATCCGCACCTGCGTGACCCTGCCCTGCGTGAGCAGTTAGGCGTGACTGAGGTAGCAGACCCGGAGCAGTATGACCAGCGGTTCTACTGGGGCGTAGGCAATCCCAAACTTCTGAATGACCGTGAGGAAGTAGACCAAGATGGCAACCCCATGTATGTCAAGGTCTTGGGTGAGGTCAACGGTGAGCCTGCGATGGTGGACTCGACAGAGCGTCTGGTAACCAAAGGTCTTAAGAGCCAATGGATAGCGCAGGTCAAGGATACGGCTGGAAAGATGCTTGCCCAGACCGATTGGATGGTAGTGCGTAAGGCAGAGCGCAATGTAGACATACCCGCTACGGTGGTGGCAAAGCGTGCGGCGATTGTGGCTGAGTGCGATAGGCTTGAAGCTGCGATTGCGGCTTGCACGACAGTCGAGGCTTTAATCACGGTGGTTAGCAACCAGTCTTGGGGTGAATAATGTCAACAGTAGACCAAGTTAAAGGACAACTTGATACCCATGAAGCTGTATGTGCTGAACGCTATGCAGGCATCAATGCTAGGCTAAAGAGACTAGAACAGATCCTGCTTGGGACTACTGGTTTTATCGTAGTTCTATTACTCAGTTTAGTTCTTAAAATAGGTTAATATGAGCAGACGAGTATCCGCTGCAGCAACTAGGACCAGTGCTACTAAGGTAACGCTGTTAACTGTACCTACCAAGAACACTGGTGTGTGGCAGGTGATGTATATTATTAGTACCTCTGGCGTTGATAGCCCACAGGTATTCTGGTATGACAAGTCTGCTAATGTAGAGTACAAGGTAGTCGGTGGTAAGAACTTAAATGCTGGTGATTATATCCTGCTAGACGGTAACGCTGCAGTTATCATGCAGGAAGGCGATGAGATTAGGGTTCAGAATAGTGGTACAAATTCTGTAACCTACATAGCAACAGTAGAGTTTGTACCTGAAACTGCAGTCCAATTCCAATTCTAAGGAGATACTATGCCAATGGTAGACGGAAAGAAATACCCTTACACTAAGAAGGGCAAACAAGAGGCAGCATCAGCAAAGATCAGCAAGCTGCGTAAAGAGGGTATGCCTCAGAAGCAGGCAGTAGCTGTTGGCCTAGCCATGACTGGTATGTCTAAGAAGAAGAAAGCTAAGAAATGAAACAAGGACTTTATGCCAATATCAATGCAAAGCGTAAGCGGATAGCTGCAGGCTCTGGTGAGAAGATGCGTAAGGTCGGCTCCAAAGGTGCTCCTACAGCTAAGGCGTTCAAACAAGCTAAGAAGACTGCGAAGAAATAATGGTAAAGAAGGTATATCAGAATCCAGAAGGTGGCTTAAACGCCAAAGGTAGAGCATACTTCAAGAACAAAGAAGGTGCTAACCTGAAGCCTCCAGTGTCCTCTAAAGAGGCTGCAAAGTCTCCTAAGAAGGCGGCTAGGAGGAAGTCCTTCTGTGCTCGTATGAGCGGCGTACCGGGGCCTATGAAGGATGAGAAGGGCAGACCTACTCGCAAGGCACTAGCACTAAGGAAATGGGATTGCTAAATGGCTAGAAAATCTTACTTACAAATTGTTAATGATGTCCTGATTCGCTTGCGTGAGCCAGAGGTCACATCAGTTAACGACACTGCTTACTCAAAACTTATTGGTAAGTATGTCCAAGATGCACAGAGGCAAGTAGAGGATGCTTATAACTGGAATGCCTTGACTAACACACTAACCATGAACACTGTTGCTAACTTGTTCAACGGTGTATTAGTTGGTGCTGGCACTCGATTCAGAACTTTGAGCATTATTAATGACACAAGTAATTGGTTCTTAGAATATAAATCTAGTAATGAGATGGACGATCTATTTTTAAATCAGTCTATTCAAACAGGCCCTCCTCGTTACTATAACTTTAACGGTGTTGATCCTGCTGGAGATACTCAGGTAGACTTGTACCCTATACCTGATGGTGTATATGTTATTCGATTTAACATTATACAGCCGCAAGATCCATTACAGTATGACATAGATGAAATCCTAGTTCCTGCTGAACCTGTCATCTTCTTAGCCTATGCTAAGGCTTTGGCAGAGCGTGGAGAGGACGGTGGTATGTCTAGTTCAGAAGCTTATGGTTTATATCAGACTTCTCTGGCAGACCATATCTCTACAGAAGGTAATCGTTATCCTGACGAACTTAACTGGAATGCGGTCTAATGGCACAACAACAACAGGCAGCTTCGATTGCAGCACCGGGATTCTTTGGACTAAACCTCCAAGAGTCTAGCATATCCCTGTCTAGCGGGTTTGCTCTAGAGGCTTATAACTGTATTATTGATAGATATGGTAGGATCGGTGCTCGTAGAGGCTGGGTTCCTGTCAATGCTTCTAATGGTGACTTAGGCTCTAACAATGTAGAGTTTATGTTTGAGGTTGTAAATGCTGCTTCTACTACTTTAATTAGTGCAGGCAATAATAAACTATTTACTGGAACTACTACCCTAACTAATAAAACTGTCAGGACGCAAGCCAATACTGCCGATGTTGCTTATACCATTACAGCTAATCATTGGCAAGCTGCTGCGTTGCCTTATGGGGATGGAGTAGATGCTGTTCCTCACGCTTATTTAGTCCAAGCTGGTCACCCAATATTAGTATATCATCCATTACCAACACCCGGAACAGGCGCTACATTCTCTGTGTCTACAGTCAGTAGTGGCGCTATTACTGCTGTGTCTGTAACTGCTGCTGGGTCTGGATACAATGTTGGTGATGTTCTAACTATGGCAGGCGGTACTGGCTCTGGTGCTAAGTTGACTGTGGCTACTTTAAGCGGCACAGGCGTGGCTACCGTGACTGTCTCAACTGCTGGTACAGGTTACACAGTATCTGATGCTTTGACCAGCACAGTAACTACCATTGCTAACCCACACTCACACTCTGGCTCTTTTGGATTTCAACAGTTAGGCGATGTTGGTACACTACCGACTGGTTACTCAACTTCAGACTTTAAACCTAACTGTGCGTTAGCTGCTTATGGTCGTATCTGGGTTGCTGATATTGTTGGTGACAGGCAGACTGTATATTTCAGTAGGTTATTAGACGGGTCTGACTTCTTTGGTGGTGACTCAGGTTCTTTATCAATAAATTCTGTATTCCCTAACAACGATCAGATTATCGGTCTAGCAGCGCACAACGGATTCTTAATCATCTTTGGTAGGAACAACATAGCTATCTATTCTAATCCTATTGATGTTACCACTTTAGCTTTAGCAGACTATATCCCTAATGTGGGATGTATTGCTAGGGACTCTATCCAGAACACAGGCTCAGACATTATTTTCTTATCAGACTCTGGGGTTCGCAGTCTTCAGCGGGTTATCCAAGAGAAGTCTCTTCCTATGCGAGACATTTCTAAGAATGTACGGGATGACTTAATCAGCAATGTTGACTCTGAGACAGCAATCCAGATCAAGTCAATCTATTATGACAGAGATGCTTTTTATTTATTAGCCTTACCTACCACTAAGTGGGTGTACTGCTTTGATATGAGAGCGCCTCTACAGGATGGGTCAGCTAGGGCTACTATCTGGACAAACATAGATCCTCATGCTTTCTGTGTAACCGCAGCCAAGGAGTTATTAATAGGTAAGACTGGGTATGTTGGTAAGTACTTTGGACACCTAGACAATACAGCTACCTATCGGTTCCAGTACTACACTAACTACTTCGACTTTGACAGTCCTACCAAAGAAAAGATTCTAAAGCAAATAGGAATGGTTCTCATTGGTGGTTCGAATCAAGATATTGCTATCAAATGGGGCTTCGATTATAACGAAAATTACTCAGCAGTTACGAAAAAGCTTGACACAGCGGTTGCTTACGAGTATAATATAGGGGAGTATAATATTGCTGAGTTCTCTGACGGTATTGTACTGGACAAGTTTAAGTCCCATGTAGGCGGTAAGGGGCCAATTATGCAAGTAGGATTAGAGGCTGAGATTAATGGTAACCCTTTGTCGATTCAGCGGATTGACATCTACATTAAACAAGGAAAAACAGTATGAGTAACTATATCAAAGCTACAAACTTTACCGCTAAGGATGCTCTTCCTAGTGGTAACTCAGGTAAGATTATTAAAGGAACTGAGATTGACGTAGAGTTAACTGCTATTGCTTCTGCTGTAGCTTCTAAGGCAGATACGGCTAGTCCTACATTTTCAGGAACCCCTGCTGGACCAACGGCAGCAGCTTCGACAAACACAACGCAATTAGCTACTACAGCATTTGTGCAGAACGTGATTACTGCTTCTCTGCCAACTGGCCTTATTATGCTTTGGTCTGGATCTCAAGCAACTATTCCTACTGGCTGGGCGCTTTGTGACGGAACTAATTCAACCCCTGATCTTCGTGGTAAGTTTGTTATTGGTGCTGGCTCTATTGCAGCAACTGCTACAGGTACTGCTGGTGCGTCCGTGACTGGTTCTATTGCTGGTACAACTCTAACAGTGTCTGGTGTAACTCATGGAACTGTGGCTGTAAACGATGTTGTTGGTCATGCTTCCCTACCTAGCACTACTACGATCACTGGTCTTGGAACTGGCACTGGAAGCACAGGAACCTACACACTAACCTACACAGGATCTACTTCTTCGTTTACTGGTTCTATCTCTGGCACTACACTGACTGTCACTGCTGTGGCCTCTGGCACTATTGTTACAGGTCAGGTACTAACAGGCGGTTCTGTAACAGCAAACACCACGATTGTTAGTCAGCTTACTGGTGCTGCTGGTAGTACTGGTACTTACACTGTAGATATTAGTCAGACTTTGGCTTCTACTAGCCTAACTGGTACGTTCACCTTAACAAGCACAACATTAACTATTAACTCTACAATCCTAAGAGTTTCTTCTGTTGCTTCTGGAACGCTTGCTGTTGGTCAGTTCTTAACTGGTACTGGTATTGACTTTGGCATCAGTATCACTGCACTTGGAACAGGCACAGGCGGTGCAGGGACATATACTATCAGTTCTGGAGATGCCTTTACCAGCACTACAATATCGGCTTCTGCTGGAACAGTTACTGTAGGCGCTACTGGTGGTTCTAAAGACGCTACACTTGTTAGTCACACACACTCAGCCACAGCAGTCAGCGATACTGTTGCAGCACACACTCACAGTGTACCAACAAACTCTGTTACTGGTCCCGGTAATAACGGCGGTGGTCGCTTTGTTAACGGAGACAACGGAGGCGGTAACGTTAATACTACTTCTGGTGGAGCACATTCACACACAGTATCAGTGTCTGTTGCTTCAGCAGGTTCGTCAGGCACTAACGCTAACCTACCACCGTACTATGCCCTTTGCTACATTATGAAGACTTGATGCAAAAGTTTCCAGTAGTAAATAGACAAGAATATATAATGTACTTGGAGTTGTTTAGTAACTTATACTGGCTTCATACCGATGTGTTTAAGTGGTCAGCAGAAACAAAGAAACATTATATTAAAGATTTAAACCAGCTTCAATCACTACTCAATGCCCCTATTTATGCAATGATAGACAATGATAAGCTAAGTAAGTTTAGTAAAACGATAGGATTCAAATACTTAAAAAATTTG